CGCCTTCGCGAACAATTTCGCAGAGATTGGGTCAAATGACCCGCCACGCTGCCCGAAATGCGGGGAATTCCGGGCGCTAGAGCTCGACCGCCTGCTCGGGCGCTGGGTCTGTGGCGTCTGCTCGGCACAATGGCCGCTGGGAAGGCCACAGAGGGCGCAGGATGCCGGGTAACTGGAACTCCGGCCGAAGGCCTCAGCCGACCGCCGTGCGCCTCCTGCGCGGGAATCCGGGCAAACGGAAGCCTCGGGCCGATGAGCCGCAGCCGCCCGCGCCCGAGCTCGGCTTTGATGAGCCGCCGCCCGAGCTCGCAGGCGATGAGCCCGCGCGCGCCGAATGGGTGCGCCTCGCGCCCATGCTCCGGACCGCCGGAATGATTACGGTCGCCGAGCGCGGCGCCTTGATCGCGCTGGCGCAGCAATGGAGCCGCTACCAGGACGCGCAGCAAAAGATCCTCAGCCTCGGCATGGTCGTCAAAACGCCGCACGGGACGCCGATCGTCAACCCGTACCTCCGGGTGGCGGATGCCGCGCTCCAGCATTGCCAGCGCTTGTGGGTCGAGCTCGGGTTGACCCCGAGTACGCGGGCGAGGCTCTCGACGTTACCGATGGTAGAGCCCGAAGAGAGGCGGTCGAAGTGGGCGGGTCTGATCTGAGTCTCGACGCGCTGGTGCCCGATCCCGAGAATCGGCGCGCGCATGGTGAGCGGAATCTCGCAATGGTCGCCGAGGCGCTGCGGCAGGTCGGCGCCGCCCGCTCGATTGTCATCGATGAGGACAACGTGATCCTCGCGGGCAATGGCGTGATCGCGGCGGCGGCGCTCGCCGGGCTCGATGGCGTGCGCGTGGTCGAGGCCGATGGCCGCGAGATCATCGCGGTGCGGCGGCGGAATCTGACGCCCGAGCAGAAGCGCGCGCTCGCGCTCTTCGATAATCGGGCGGCGGAGCTCGCGACCTGGGACGTGGATCGGCTCGCGGTCGATCTGCGCGAGGGCATCGACCTCTCGCCGTACTTTTCGAACGCCGAGCTCCAGGAGTTGTGGCCGAGCGAGGATCGCTCGACGGTCGGATCGCTGGTCGAGCAATTCGGCGTGCCGCCCTTCTCGGTCCTCGATGCGCGGCAAGGCTATTGGCAGGCGCGCAAGCGCGGCTGGTTAGCGCTCGGCATCGAATCGGAGATCGGGCGGCCTGGAGCGGCGCCGGGCGGCTCGCGGATGCCTGCCATGTCGCTCGGGCCCGATGGGCGGACGATGCGCGGCGATGGGCGCGGGCAGGTCGCCGCCGAGCAGGCGGAGAACGCGGCGAGCATTTTCGACCCGGTGATCTGCGAGCTCGCCTATCGCTGGTTCTGTCCGCCGGGCGGCCTCGTGCTCGATCCGTTCGCGGGCGGCAGCGTGCGCGGGGTCGTCGCCTCGCGCCTCGGGCGCCAGTACCTCGGCATCGAGCTCCGGGCGGAGCAGGTCGCCGCCAATCGGACGCAGGCGCTCGCGCTGTGCACGGCGCCCGCGCCGGAGTGGATCGAGGGCGATGCCCGGCGGCTCGATGGCCTGGAGCTCGCGCCCGTTGATTTTGTCTTCACCTGCCCGCCGTACGGGGATCTGGAGCGCTACAGCGACGACCCGCGCGACCTCTCGCAAATGGTGTACGAGGAGTTCGTGCTCGCGTACCGGCGGATCGTGCGGCTCGCGATGGATCGCCTCGCCGAGGATCGCTTCGCGCTGGTCGTCGTCAGCGACTTCCGGGATCGGGACGGCTTCTATCGCGGGTTCGTCGTTGATACCGTCCGCGCCTTCGAGGACGCAGGCGGGCGGCTCTACAACGACGCGGTACTGCTGACGGCTCCAGGCTCCGCGCGGCTGCGGGCGCGGCGGCTCTTCGTCGCCGGGCGCAAGCTCGCCAAGGTCCATCAAAACGTGCTGGTCTTCTGCAAGGGCGATCCGAAGCGCGCGACCAAGGCGATCGGCGTGGTCGATTTTGGCAGCCTCGACGCGCCCGCCAACTAAAACGGCGCCGAGGCTGTCCGCACCTCGACGCCGCCAACGGGTGAGAACCGAACTGGTCTAGGAGCTCGGCACCGAAAGGAATAGCACGGTGCCGTCGTCGGAATCAATGGCCGCGCGAAAAGTGCGGCTAATCAATCAACTGACCCACACCAAAGGTCCGTTTGCCGGGCAGCCCTTCAAGCTCCGGCGGTGGCAGGAGCGCGACATCCTGCGCCCGCTCTTCGCGACCGGGCCCGATGGGCGGCGCCTGCGCCGCACCTGCCTGCTGATGATGCCGCGCAAGAACGGGAAGACCGAGCTCGCGGCGGCGCTCGCGCTCGATGGCCTGCTGTTCGATGGCGAGCAGGGCGCCGAGGTCTACTCGGCGGCGGCGGACAAGGATCAAGCCGCGCTCGTCTTCCATGTCGCCGCGCAGATGATCCGGAACGATCCGGAGCTCTATGCCTCGGTCGAGATCCTCGACTCGCAGAAGCGGATCGTGCATCGCAAGAGCGGGAGCTTCTACCGCGCGATCTCCGCTGAGGCCTACTCGAAGCACGGGTTCAATGCCTCGCGCGTGATTTACGACGAGCTCCACGCGGCGCCGAACCGCGAGCTCTGGGACGTGCTGACCTCCTCGACGGGCGCGCGGGCGCAGCCGCTCGTGATCGCGATCTCGACCGCCGGATACGATCGGCATTCGATCCTCTGGGAGCTCTACGCGCACGCCGTCAAGGTGCTCGCCGAGCCCGCGCTCGATCCGACGTTCCTGCCGATCATTTACGAGGCGCCGATCGGCGCCGATTGGACCGACGAAAAAGTCTGGCACCGCGCGAACCCGGCGCTCGGCGACTTCCGCTCGATGGACGAAATGCGGATCGCCTGCCAGCGCGCGCGCGAGATTCCGGCGCAAGAGAACACGTTCCGCCGCTTGTATCTGAACCAATGGACCGAGCAGGCCTCGCGGTGGATTGCGCTCGCCTCCTGGGACGCCTGCGTGCAGACGGCGGCGCCGGAGCTCGCCGGGCGCCGCTGCTATGTCGGGCTCGATCTCAGTTCCACGACCGACTTGACCGCCGCCGTCGCCGTCTTCCCGGACAGCAGCGGCAGCGGCTTCGATGTCCGGTGCGCCTTTTTCATTCCGGCCGATCGCATCGCCGAGCGGGTTCGGCGCGATCGCGTCCCGTACGATCAGTGGGCGCGCGAGGGCAAGATCATCGCGACGCCCGGCACGGTGGTCGATTACGAGGCGGTGCGGCGGCTCCTGAACGACTGGGCCGACCTCTACGACCTGCGCGAGATTGCCTTCGATCCCTGGAATGCGACCGACTTGACGACGCGCCTCGTCGAGCAGGACGGCTTTACGTGCGTGAAAATGCGGCAGGGGTTCGGCTCGCTCTCGGCGCCGACGAAAGCGCTCGAAGCCGCGATCCTCGGGCGCGCGCTCCGCCATGATGGCGATCCGATCCTGCGCTGGAACGTCGCCAACGCCTCGGTCGAGAGCGATGCCGCCGGGAATCTCAAACCCTCGAAGAGCAAATCGACCGAGAAGATCGATGGCGTCTATGCGCTCGTCATGGCGATGGACCGGCTCGAACGCAACAGCGCGACGCGCGACAAATTCCAAATGTTCGTCTTTGGTCCGCCCGGCACGGAGGTCCGCCCGCATGAGTGACGATCCCAAACGGCCACCGGGCCGCCCGAAGCTGGACGATCCGCGCGTGATCTCGGTCTCGGTGTACCTCTCCTCGAAGGAGTATCAATCGCTGCTCGCCGAGGCCAAGCGCGACGAGCTCTCGCTCGCGGCGAAGCTCCGCGACGCCTTCGAGAAGTCGCGCCACCGCGAGTAAACCACACGCCGAAACCACGCGGCGCCGCCGCGCGCCTATTGTCGGAAGCCACATCCACACATGGATTGGGCTTACTCCGTTCTGCACGTCAAATCGATCAGCGACGACGGCACCGAGATCGCCGGGATCGCGACGACGCCGACGCCCGATCGCATGGGCGACATCCTCGATCCGCTCGGCGTCACGTTCACGAATCCCGTCCCGCTGCTGATGTTTCACAATCCGACCAAGCCGGTCGGCTCGGTCAAGTTCGATGTCCCGACGCCGCTCGGGATCAGTTTCACTGCCTCGATTCCGAATATCACCGAGCCGGGCGCGCTCAAAGATCGCGTCGATGAGGCGCGCCAATCGATCAAGGCGGGCCTGCTGTCGGCGGTCTCGGTCGGGTATCTCGTGGCGCCCGGCGGCGCCGAGGTACTCAAGAGCGGCGGCCTGCTCCTGAAAAAAACCGTCCTGCACGAACTCTCGCTCGTCACCGTGCCCGCGAACGCCGAGGCGACGATCACGCTGATTAAGTCGCTCGATACCTCGCGCCCGGTCACGCCCATTCCCGATCCACCTGTCGCCGCCTTGGCCTTGAAAGGGCTCGCCATGAATAAGCAAACGATCGCCGAGCAGATCACCGCGTTTGAGACGACTCGCAAGGCCAAGAGCGATCGCATGACCGAGCTCATGTCGAAAGCGGGCGAGGCCAACGTCACGCTCGATGGCGACCAGACGAAGGAATACGACGGACTCAAAAAAGAGGTCGAGTCCGTCGATGCCCATCTCGTGCGCCTCCGCGATCTCGAAGTCGTGCAGCGCGCCAGCGCGCAGCCGGTCGAGGATCGGAGCAAGCTCGCGCCCGCCGCTGCGGCGGTGCTGGAGCGGAAAGACCTGCCGATGATCCGCGTGCAGTCGGTGGTGCCGAAAGGCCTCGGCTTCGTCCGGATGTCGATGGTCCTCGCCTCGACGCGCGGCGACCGCACCGCTGCCGCCGAGCAGGCGCAGCACCGGTGGCCGGATCAACCCGAGATCGCGCTCGCGCTCAAGGCGGCGGTACCTCCGGGTTCGACCGGCGATGCGACGTGGGCGGGTCCGTTGATGCCGCCGCTCCGGCAACTGACCGAAGACTTTATGGCGCTCCTGCGCCCGGCGACCATCATCGGCAAGATCCCTGACCTGCGGCGCGTCCCGTTCAACGTCTCGGTCCCGATGCAGACCGCAGGCGGATCGTACGGGTGGGTCGGGCAGGGCTTCGCCAAGCCGGTCACGAAGCTGTCCTTCGGCGCCACCACGCTGACGTTTTCCAAGGTCGCCGGGATCATCGTCATCACCGAGGAGCTCGCGCGCTTCTCCTCGCCCGATGCCGAGTCGCTCGTGCAGAACGACATGGTGCAGGGCATTTCGCGATTCCTGGACGCGCAGTTTATCGATCCCGCCAAGGCGGCGCTGGCGAACGTGAGCCCGGCGTCGATCACCAACGGCGTGACGCCGATCGTGTCGGCCGGTGATGCGATCGCGGACTTCTACGCGATGATGTCGGCGATCACGGCCGCCGAGATTCCGCTCTCCACGGTCACGGTGATCATGTCGGAAGTGAACGCCTTCGCGCTCTCGCTGTCGGTGACCATCACGGGCGCGCCGTACTTCCCTGGGCTGAGCGCGACCGGCGGCTTTATCTCCGGCGTGCGCGTCATCACCTCGCAGGCCGCCGGGAATCTGATCATCGCCCTGGCCGCGCCCTACATCCTCTATGCGGACGATGGCGGCGTCACCATCGACGTGTCGCGCGAGGCCTCGGTGCAAATGGATTCCGCGCCTGACTCGCCGACGCTGGCGACCTCGGTCCTGGTCTCGCTCTGGCAGAACAACCTCGTCGGCCTGCGCGCCGAGCAGTTCGCCAATTGGGTCCGCGCCAAGATCGAAGCGGTGCAACTGGTGACCGGCGCGGTCTACCACCCGACCGTGCTCGGAAGCTCCGGACCGGTGCCGATCAGCGCGAACCAGCAGCACAAGAAGGTCGCGTAAAGGCGCGCCTCGGATGCGCGTGCTCGGCTACGACCTATCGATCACCAAATCGAGCGGCGGCCTCGCGCCGGTCTCGTCGGTGCGCGGCGGCGGCGGCTGGTATCCGTGGATCATCCGCGAGCCGTTTACCGGCGCGTGGCAACAGAACCAGGAGATCAGCGCGACCGTCGCCCTGGGCAACCCGACGGTCTATGCCTGCGTGACGCTCATCGCCTCCGATGTCTCGAAGCTCCGCCTGCGGCTCGTGGAGCTCGATGACAATGGCCTCTGGACAGAGACGACCAACCCGGCGTACTCGCCCGTGCTGCGGAAGCCGAACCGCTATCAAACGACGCTGCAATTTATCCAGCAGTGGATCACCTCGAAGCTCTCCGCCGGGAATGCCTACATCCTCAAGGTCCGCGATGCGCGCAACGTCGTGGTCGCGCTCTACGTGCTCGATCCGCTCAAGGTCCGCGTCTACGTCGCGAACGACGGCTCGGTGTACTACTACCTCGGGTTCGATCGGCTGACGGGCACGGCCGATCCGCTCAACCCGAACGCGCCCGAGATCGTGCCCGCGAGCGAGATCATCCACGACCGGATGTGCCCGCTCTACCATCCGTTGATTGGCATCTCGCCGATCTATGCCGCAGGCGTCGCCGCGCAGCAAGGGATCAACATCCAGCAAAACTCGAATGCGTTTTTCGCGAACGGCTCGCAACCGGGCGGCGTGCTCACGGCGCCGGGCGCGATCAGCGACGAGACCGCGCAGCGCTTGAAGGACTATTTTCAGACCAATTTTACCGGCGCCAACGCGGGCAAGCTCGCGGTGCTCGGCGACGATCTGAAATACCAAGCGCTCACGCTGACGGCGCACGATGCCCAATTGACCGACCAACAAAAAATGTCGGACGCGGCCATCTGCACCGCCTTCCATGTGCCCGCGTACATGGTCGGCGTCGGCGAGACGCCGCACCATGCGACCGCCGAAACGCTCGTCCAGCAGTACTACGCGAACTGTATCCAGGCGCTCTTGACCGCCGTCGAATCCTGCCTCGATGAGGGGCTCGGCACCGGCACGACGCTCGGCACCGAATTCGACATTGACGATCTGATCTGGATGGACACGCCGACGCGGACGAAGGCGGCGGCGGATTCGATCGGCTCCGGCTGCGTGTCGCCCGATGAGGCGCGCGCGAAGTACTTCGGCCTCGGGCCGACCGAAGGCGGCGACACGCCGTACATGCAACAGCAGATGTTCAGCCTCAAGGCGCTGGCGAAGCGCGACGCGGCCGATCCGTTCGCCAAGCCTGCCGCGCCTGCGCCGCCGCTGCCCGGACAGGAGCCGCCACCGAAGCCGCAGGCGGAGCCGCCGCAATGACCACGCGCGAGTACCCGAACGATCCCGAAGATGTGCCGCGCGACCCGCCGCTGCGGCCAGTCATCACGCCGCCGACCGGCGCGCCGCTGGTCGATCAGGCGACCGCGATCACGAATCTGCGGTTGCCGACGCCGCTCTCGCCCGAGCTCACCGCCGACCTGACGCGGGCGATTCAGGCGGCGTCGGACACGATCCGCGATTACCTCAAGAGCGGCAACAATCCCGCGTGGGTCGCGACGACGTGCCCGCCGCTGGTGCAGCAAGCGGTGCTCGTCATGCTGACGAACCTCTGGCAGAACCGAGGCGATAGCGGCGCGCCGATTGACAACGACGGCGCCGCCTGGATGACGGTCGGACGGCTGCTGATGCGCCAGCGAGATCCGGCGGTCGCATGAAGGCGACGATCCCGCGCGGCGCACGCACGAATGCCGTTCGCATCGATGCGCCCGGCGCGCCGATCCCCGATGGCGATGGCGGCTTCACCGAGCAATGGACCACGGTGATCGACTCCTGGCCGTGTGCGATCGACAACGCGATCGGCGCCAATCAAGAGCGCCTCGTCGCCGGAACGATCGAGACCCTCGCGACGCACAAATTGAGCGGCGATTACCTGCCGCAGGTCAACGCGCTCTGCCGGATGTACCTGCTCACCGATCCCGAGCACCCAGGCCGCCGCTTCGATGTGCTCTCGGTCCAAGCGGTCCAGGCAAACCGCTTCGAAATGGTGATCCTCGCCGCCGAGTACATCACCGACGCCGATCCGCGCCCGCAGAAACGGGCGGTGGCCTGATGGGCGTCAAAGTCACGCTCGACGGCTTCCCGGAATTTACCGAACTGCTCGGCGCGCTGCCCGCTGGCCTGACCGATGCGTCGCGCCCGGTCGTCCAGCAGGCCGCCGATCAGACGCAGGCCGAAACGATCGCCGGATATCCAGGGAAAGGCCACATGCGCGCGGGCGTCGTGCAGGCGGAGGAGTCTGGCGACGCGACGTTCGCCGTGCTGGTCCGCTCGACGGCGCCCGAGGCGCACCTCTGGGAATACGGGACCGAGAATCGCCACACGCAACAGGGGTGGAATCGCGGCGCCGAGCCCGCGCATCGCGATCAAAGCCTCCTGGCGATCGCCGAAACGCATCGCCTCGCGATGAACGCCGAGCTCGCCGCCATCGTCAGCAATGCAGGCTTCGAGGTGACTGGTGCCTTCGACACAGACTGACAGCGCCGCGATCGATGCCGCCGTCGTCGCGGCGTTGATCAACGATCCGACGCTCGCGGGCCTGATGCCGGATGGCGTCTACTTCGGGACCGCGACCGCGCAGGGCGCGCAGCGCTTCGTTCGGATCGACATCATGGGCAGCGGCGACGAGTATCAGTTTCAGTCGCCCGCCTGGGAATGGATTCGCTACCAGATCAAAGCGGTCGCGCTCAACACCAGCGGGCTCGCCGCCTCGCAGGCCGCTAAGCGGATCTATGACCTGCTCCAGGACGTACCGCTGACGATCAGCGGCTACGCGTGGATGCGGACCCAACGCGCGGCCAACCTCATTCACTACAACGAACCCGACGCGGCGAACACGTCGGTTCGTTGGCAACATCGCGGCGCGCATTACATCGTGCAAGCCGCCGCGCTCGACATTCCCGGCAGGGCTGGGCGCACGTAGAACCAAGGGAGTACACCATGCGCGCTTACGGATCTCACGGTCAGGTCTCGACCGATCACGCCACGGAAGGCACACCGGCACCGGTCTTGTCGCTCAATAAGTGGTCGCTGTCGATGTCGCGCGCGAAGGCCGACGTGACGTGCTTCGGCGATACCAACATGGTGTACGTGGTCGGCCTGCCCGACATCAAAGGGTCGGTCGGCGGCTTTTACGATGAGGCCGACCTCACCCTCTTCGATATTGCCCTCGGCAACACGCCCGTCACCATCACGCTCGAACCCAACACCCTTGAAACGCCCACGCAAACGAAGTGGGAAGGGCTCGCGTACCTCGACGCGAATATCGACGTGCCCGCGACCGGCGCCATTGCCGTGACCGGGACGTTTGTCGCGGCGGGTCCGTGGACGATGGCTCCGGCGCCGACCAAGGCGCTGACGGCTCCAGGCGCGCCGCCCATCGAGGCGAAGGCCGCCTAGCGTGATGCACGGCGTTCGCGGCGCGGTGAAGTGGGGCTACCACCTCGCCGCCGCCGTGGACGACTACACGATCACCGTGTCGCCGCCGCCGGAGCGCCGCTGGACGCTGGCCGCGCGCCTCACCACCACCAACGTGTTTGCCCTCGCGCAAACGCCGCTGGTCTTTGAGGCGCCGGTTGCGCGCAGCGTGTTCCGGTTCCGGATCACCGCGATCGCCGTCGTCGGGTGCGCGCTCACCGCCTCGCTTGAACCGCTGCCACACCAGAAGGGATGACCCGCTATGCGCCGCTGTCGCTTTGTCGCTCCAGAGACCGACCGGATCGACTTCACCGAAGACGAGTGGATCGACGTGAAACGCGAGCTCAATACCGGCGAGCAACGCGCGATGTACGGCCAGATGTTCACCGATGGCGCGTTCGATGGGCGCCGGGTCGCCGTCGCACGCATCCTGGCGTACGTGGTCGAGTGGTCGCTGCTCGACCTCTCCGGGCGCCCGGCGCCGCTCTCGCTCCAAGCCGTCGATGGGCTCGACAACGACACGTTCCGCGAGCTCCGCGAGGCGATCGACGCGCACGAGAAACAGCAGGAGGAGGCGCGCGAGGCGCAAAAAAAAACGCGTTCGAGTGGCAAGACCGTCTCCGATCCGACTTTGCAATCTGTCGCCTGATGCACTGGTCGTACGGGGATCTGCTCGCGCTGCCCGCGTGGCTCTATCCCGAGCTCGTGGCGTACTTGAACGATTCCGCACCGAAAGGCACCCATGCCGACGGCTAGATTCGAGGCCGACTTTTCGTCGTTCATCTCCGCGATTAACTCCGCGCAGGTGGCGATGGTCGATATGGGCAAGGGCGCCGACACGGTGGAGGCGCGCTTGAACGCGATGGTCGATCAATTCTCCGGGCGCGAGCTCATTCAAGAGGCGTCGTTGATGACGATCGCGATCGAGAAGATCGGCGGCGTCGCCTCGCTCACCAGCGACGAATTGACGACGGTCGGCGACAAGGCCGCCGAGGCGGTGGACAAACTCCATGCGCTCGGGACCGACGTGCCCGAAGGCCTGCAAAAGCTCGCCGACGCGACGAAGGAGGCGACGACCGCGCAACAGGAACTCAATAGCGTCGTCGCCATCGGGCAAGAGATTATGGGCGGCCTGGGGCTGACGCTCGGGATCACCAGCCTGATTCAGTTCGGCGGCAAGGTGCTCGACACCGCCGACAAGATCGACCACTTCACCAAGACGACCGGCATGTCATCGAGCGAAGTGCAAAAGCTGATGTACATCGCCGACGACAGCGGGACGCATTTCGACACGCTCGCGAATGCCGTCTCGATGCTCGAACAAAAAATGGGCTCCGGGAACGCCGGGCTCCAAAAGGCGCTGCTCGATCTCGGGCTCGGCTTCCAGGATTTCGTGGATCAATCGCCGTACGAAAAACTCCTGAGCGTCGGCGAGGCGATGGCGAAGCTCGATGACAGCGATCGCAAGGCCGCCGATGGCGCGGCGATCTTCGGCAAGTCGTGGCGCGAGGTCGCCGCCGCGATCAACGACTCGTCCCGCGCGATCGCCGAGCAGGCGCCGGAGCTCAGCGAGGCGGGACAGAAGGCGCTCACCGATCTCGAAAAGCAATGGAAGCACCTCGAATCGCAAGTGCTCGTCTCGACCGGCAATATGGTCGGCTACATGAACACCCTCGACACGGCGATGCAGATCACCGGGCTGAGCGACGCCGATGCCGCGAAGATCATCGACAAGATGAACGGCATCACCGAGGCCATGCGGAACATGAAACCGCCCGCGCAAGACCTGCCGCCGCTGATCGATAAGCAAGCGCAGAGCATGGACGCCGCCGCCGATGCCGCCGCGCACATGGACGATCAGTTAGCGATCCTGATTCCGCACGAGAAGGAGCGCATCGCGATCGACGAGCAGTACGCCGCCGCGCTGAAAAACATCGCGCTCGCGGAAGACGACTGGCGGGCGACGCTCGCCGCGACCGATCAGGCGACCGTGGCCGAGGCCGAACGGCTGATGCAGTTGGGCGTCAGCGCCGCCGATGCCGCGACCGAACTCGGGTTGCTGCCCGAGCAGATCCAGGCGATCCAACGGAGCATGACGGAAACCGACGCGTACCAGAAGGCGATCGACAACATCGTGCAATCCACAACCGACTGGAAGGCGAGCCTTGATACGCTCTCGCCGGTCGTCAAACAGCAGATCGACGACGCGCTCCGGGCGGGCGCCGCCGTGAAGGATCTCGCGACCGCGTTCGGCCTGCCGGTCGATCAGGTCAAGGCGCTCAACACGCAACTGCAACAGAGCATTGCCGGGCTGAAAAAGTGGCAGGACGCGGCCGATGCCGTCACGAGCGCGCAGACGAATTGGAAGGCCGCCGCCGAGGCGCTCTCGCCTGCCTTACAAGCCGAACTCGATACCTTGATCAAGCTCGGGGTGCCGATGCAGACGATCGCGACCTACGAGGACATGAACGTCAAGGTGATCCAAGCGCATATCCAGGGACTCAAGGACGAAGCCGACGCCGAAAAACTGCGCCAGAAGGCCTCCGACGACGCCAACGACAAAATTATGAGCAACGCGACCGATCAAATTTCGGTGGCGGCGGAGCGCGCGAACGCCATCCGCGACGCGGCAGCGCGCGAAGTGGCCTCGATGGGCAACTCGACCCAGGCCGAAGTAGACATGCGGCAAAAGGTCATCGACAAAGCCGACGAGGAGGCGAACAAAATCGTCGCCGATGCCGAGGCGAAGGCGAAGGCCGAAGAGGAGGCGTCCGATCGCATCGTCGCCGCGCTCGACAAAACCGTCAATGCGCGCAATGCGGGCGGGAAGTTCACCGCCGGATCGCCCGAGGAGCAGGCGGCGATGAAGGACGCGCTCGCCGAAGTAAACGCGTCGAGCCTCGGGCAGATGGTCGCGCAGGGCACGACCAACGTCGATGTGATGAACCAGTACCAGATGGCGATCGAGCAAGCGATGGCGAATCGCGGGTACTCGATCGGCGGCGGCCTCACACCGGCGGCCATGGCGGCGGGCGCGAGCGCGGGCACCGGCACGAACGTCAATACCACCGTGAACGTGCAAGGCTCGACGCTCGGCACCTCGCAGTCGATCGCCGCCGCCGTCTCGCAGGCCATGACGCAAACCCTTAAGAGTCTCGGCTACTCACTCCCGGCGCAGTGATGGCGATCACCGGATCCGATCCCTCGTTCATGTACGCGCAAAGCGGCGTCGCCCGCTCGGCGGCGACGCGCTCCGGGTATATGTCCATGTTGCCGTTCATCGCGATCAACGGCGTGCACTACGGCACCGGGCACCCGGATCCGAACAACAAGATCCTCGTCGGCGATCTCAGCGTGCACGACGCCCTCGACGATATGC